TAAGTGCTGAAACATTTGCGCTGAGTTATGGATACAATGCTGCAATAATACACTACCAAAAGCGATTACGCGCTAGCGATTTAGTTGGATTTGAGCCGACTCTTATAAATCTTCTGAAATATTGGTTTGATAATGGATTTTATCCGCGCGGGCGTAAATCATATCTAGACATTTCGCCGCACATATTGCGATTATTGGATCCTTATCTGCAGGGTATTATTGTAGCTGCGCCGCAGAACGAAATCATAAATGTATCAGCGCAGGAAGATGCAGAATGTTGTATTTGCTTCGATGCTATTTCGTCGGTCGTGCGTTTTCTGCCATGCGGTCATGCATTAACCTGCGATGCGTGTTCGCACAGGGTGTCGATTTGCCCTATATGTCGCGCGCCGATTCAGGGTCGTGCTAGCATCAAAATTATAGTGGTGAATGATGAAAAGTAAAATTGAAACGCAAATATGAAAGATGTTATACATAGCCGAGTGCAAAAGGAAATGCGTACGGTCGGAACTTGGATAAGATCCAACTACAAACAAATATATACAATCGGCGCATTGGCAACATTTCCAGTCGCTCCGATCGTTTCTATGCATATTGGTGATATTTACCGCCTCCGACCGGGAACGGTTATAATTGTTATAGGTGTAAGTGCAATAGTGCGGCCTGTAACGATGTCATACTGCATATATGACAGTGCGCGAGCTTATATTGCGAATAGGGAGAAAGATTAAAAAAGTACGTACTGAAGATACGAAAGCGCGCGGTATGTTTTTTTACGGGTTTTTAGTATCACAGTGTATATTTTTTGTGAAGTAACGGCTTGTAAATTTGAAATTCGAAACACTAGCTAATGTAATGGAGAACCATTCTGCGCGAGTGAGTGAGATTCACTCGGCTATTGACCGCGGCGAAATAGTAAAGTAGTTTCTAACCATATCAACTTTCGGGTTATTTATCATAATTGGGCGAAGTTACTCAACCCGAGATTGTGGGAGAATCGTTTAGCTTACACTTTGATCGGCGTTCGTAACAAACTTGCGGAGAAAAAAATGGTAGATTTATGGCCTCTATTCAGAGCATCATGGCCGGATTCAATTGGAACAGCATATTTGTTGTGGTTGTAGACATATGAATTCACGTTACTTATTGATCAATTCGCGCATTTTTATTCCTCGCTGCGAATGAACCATGCGGTCGGCGGTTGTAAAGTACCGTCTTCATCAGGTACGAGCGAATCAAGATACCAATTGCTGAGTGGATCATCACCGTAGTCCATACTCCAGTGAAGCCCGACAATTCGTGAGAAATCTGGGGTATACAATACACCGCACGGTTCATCGCCGGGAAATCCATGGATGAAGTGATACATCACCCCTGCGATAGTAACTTCGCCAATTATGTAGTCCGCAGAGATTAAATCTTCGTCCGAATACTCGCCAGCCAGGATAAAATCGAGGTCCGTGACGTTTTCATGGTCAATATTTGCTGCGCACATCAAGAATTCATTATCGGCGCACTCTGTGAATATGCATCTTTCAATTTCGTTGACGTCTTTTACTGTTAATTGTCGGATGTTAGTAAGTACGTCCATTTTTCTCGCGAGATGCAATTGTACCTGTGATTTGTATAAGTTATACATTAAGTTTCAAATTTGAATAGTGGTACTTGCTTATTTGAATCTATAAGCAAGTGCCAAGTAAGTACTAAATAATGTCTATTGGGAATAGTAATTATACGCGGGATGATGCCGCACTAGCCAACGCCTGCGGAAAACTCGCCGAAAAGCAACTAGGCGTTAATTTGTCATCGCCCAACAATTGGTACGAATTTGTTGAAGAGGCTACTAAGCTGGGCGGTGTTATAGATGTTGCGGCAACTGAATTGAAAAAGAAATATCCGGAAAAACCGGAACTTAAGTGATAGGAAGTGATTTTTAAGGAATATACATTGCGTGCGACAAAAAAGAGTTATGATTTTTTTGATGTTTTTGTGTTTTTTTTGTTTTTTCGAATTAGTACAGTGTCGCGGTTACGCAATAGTGAGATAATGTGAAGTATCTCGAATACTGTTGGGATTTTTCGTGGTGCAAATACTGTCATAGAAGGAAGTCGCCATGATAAACCCTTGCGGATTTTTTGGATCAAGCTCCTCAGCTTGCGAAGTTTCGATGAATTCTATCGCGAGTTTGATGATTTCCTCGAGATTATTAATATCTTCATAGGATACGCGAAGTAGAAACTTGCCATTTGCGCGGCACCAATTATCTTTAACGATATCGTGATGAATTCGCTTTCGAAAACCCTCATCACCTCCCCAAAGTTTTACAACTTTAAAATGCTGATCGCCATCAAATTCTACAAGCAAATTATGCATCGCTAAGTAAAAGTCAAAGGGAAGCGTGTATGAATCCGCCCGACATGTAGGAAATCTTATTTCTGTGACGTATCCTAAATTCATTAATTTGAATAAGAGGGATAATTTAGCTTCTCCGATAGAATTTTTACATTCTTTGCATCCCTTGTCCTCTAGATGCACGCCTGGAAGTTGCCAAAAGTAGCCATGTTTCTCACATTTGATACATATTTTGGTCTCATAATTAACATATTTAACAGCATCATATTTATACCTATCGCCATGTACCCTGAACGCGCGTTGGAGGAATTCTTCTTGAGTAAGAGCTCGCTCATCATTCCAGCATTCCATACATTTCATACCGAGCATGTGTGACATAGCTTTTTGTTCAAATAGTCCGTGTTTTCTGCAGCGAATAGTTACTTTGTGTTTCGCACCAATATATACGGTATCTGAGTAATCATATCGGTCGCCATGAACTAATTGCGATTTTTTTATAAAATCTTCGTTGGTGAACTTTTTCGATTTTGCACGCTGTTCTTGACCACAACTTGGGCAATCTGTCGGCGCTAAATGTGAATTTGGCATCTGCGAAAAATCACCGTGTCTTGGACATGTGATAGTTATCTTTGTATGTGCATTAACATAGTCAACCTTATTGTAGTCGAATTTATTATTGTGAGCAATATTTGCTTTTGCGATAAAGGCGTCGCGCAGCATTAGCTTCCTTTCTAACATTTTTTGGGTAAAGCTGAGTTTACACTATCAGAGTCTAATAATTCAATTTTATACAAAAAATGAACTATATTATTTTTATGTTTTTTATTTTTATTTATAGTACCGAGATTGGCTCATTTCTGGAAAATTTTCTTATGTACTATAACGGAGGACGGCTGATCCATCCGAAATCAAAAGACTGGTTGCTCTTTCAAATTGGTTCGATTTCAACTGTTTCTACACCAATTGCACATTTCTGTGTGACAGGACTATAACTTAAGCATTGTTTACCGATTTCAATCAATTTACAATACCAATCGACGCTTAGTCTCTGAACCTTTCATCGACAACGATGAACTGGCTGCGGATAATCCAATCGATCACATTATTACTATGCCCAGGGCTTTTCGCTCGGGTATTATACAATTTTGCAAATGTATAAGTAGTAGTAATCGCTCTAAGGACTTTCCCGCAGTTCGACGATTTCGCACCTGCAGTCGTAATTGCAGACACTAGGTACTTTTACTGTTTATCATCTGTTTAAAGATGCAGGTACCTATTAAACTCTCTTTGATGTGGTTGTGTATATCCCATCGGTTAAAGTTAATAGCACGAGCTAAGACCAATAAATCTGCTGGTGCTGATTGCGGCTATTCCCAACGATAACGCGTTATTCACACGTATTCCGTAAAACATTTTTCAATGTGGGCCAGACTATATCTTAAGCGCGATTTAATTGTAAAATCACACCGATACACATTTAGTCGTTGAACTCATTTCTCACGTCCATTGACAGTAAGAAGTTGGCTGCGGATTGTCCATATATTTTAAACATTGTTACTATGCCCAGGGTTTTTCACTCGGGTATTACTTTTTCTTGCGAAATTGTAAGTAGTAGTTTAAATTTTAGGATGTTCCCGCAATTTGAGTATCTTGCACATTTGCTCAAATGCAAACATACTAGGGAATAACGTTTTAACCGTTCCCTTTTATCTCCCAAATCAATTAAGAGACATATGAGCTCACGTACTCCAAGTACAACTCACGTGCGCGAGACACGTTCAAATGACCTGCTTTTATCCATTTAATCTATCGCTCTGGCATGAATGCCTCATCGTTAGATCTCCTTTCGGAGTTGGTAGGACTATATCTTGAGGAGTAAGAACTCCCGATTAACATTTAGTCTCTGAACTGCATTTACGCGTTCGCTGTAATTTTCACAGTAAATACGTAAACTTGGCTGCGGATTGTCCAATTCTTTAGATTTTAACGATTCCAAGCAAGTTTCCCTGCTGCAAATATTATCCTTGCGGACAATAAGACGTACTAAAGATTTTAGGAAGTTCCCGCAAATTGAAAACCTTGCAAAGTGGTAATTCTGATTGAGATTATCCATTTTACTAGCATGTAGTTTGTTACATACTCTTAACCCCCAAATTAAGGGTTGGTAAGTGCCTGGATAGAGGCAAAAATTGAGCATATAGCCCCCTTTGTCCTCTGGCGTGTTGATGTTGGATCCACCGAACGTGTAGGGCAAGTAATCGCGATAGAAGGCGCTGCGAGTCGTGGCGAAGATCTGAATACCGTGAGCTTGAAGCTGGAGGGTATCAACGGTCTCCGTTGAGTTGGGGAACACCACGGCGCAGTTATTCTCGCGAGAAGTGAAGTACTTGTGCTTGATGGACACAGCGTTGAAGGCGACCAAGTCGTCCGTCATCACCTCACCTTGAGCCGCGGCGGCGCAGTCGAGCTGCTGATCCGTCAAGAGGGTCAAGTTGTGCCAGTCGCGGTACTGGTTGGGGTTGGTAGCAGCCACGTTTTGGGCGGGGCGCAAACCAATGTACATGGTCTCAATGGGCCATTTCAATTGAGACAACAAGATGTTGTTGGTTGCCTCAAGGACGCGGCCGCTCTGGAAGCGGTGGACGCGAATCAAGGAGAAGCCACAGTTATACCGATCTCGACCGAGTATTTCTTCTCGGTGTCTATGATCATTACCTTGCTTAAGGGTAATTGCTATCGCTAGCAGGCTTAGACTATATCTTAGATTCGGCAAACCGCATATTAGTCGTTTGCCGAACCCACCTACATTTAGTCGTTGAACGTTCATTTGACGATCAGTACTACCGAAAGTCAAAATGTTAGCTGCAGATGATCTCTTAACACTATTGAATTATAACCATACCCAAATCCAGCAATAGCTAGAAATTTTTATCTACTTTCGCAGAGGTGTCCGTAGACGGTATCAATAGTGATGATGTTAAATCTGAGACTTTCCTGCAATTGGAAGGTGTCGCTTTTACAAGTTGTTTTTTTGTATCTTGTAAATACTAGCATGTAATTTTATACATACTTTTGAGAACTCGGATAAATTCTCTTGATATAAATATCGTGACGAGCGAGAGTAAAACCCTCATACCAATCTCCTTCGGACATTTCCTTCCGACATCATTGATTAATACCTTGCTTAAGGATATTTACCATTTCTGGTAGGTCTAGACTATATCTTAGGTGAGCTAATAGCAAACCCATCTGTGTTTAGTCGTTGAATGTTTTACCACATAAGCACTGTTGCGCATATGGTAACTTCACTGCGGATTGTCTTAATATTTTGAATTTTTACCATACCCTCAAATTTTATCTGAGGTGTCCGTGGACGGTATCGAAATATATAGAGATTTTCCCGCAATTTACAGATGTCGCACATGTGTATTTATGAATTACACACATACTAGCATGTGATTTTGCACATACTTTTTGAGACTAGCACTTAATCTCGGGGTTAACAAAGATGTTGTTGCGTATTATACCAATCTCGATCATGCATTTCCTCATGACGTCATCGATCGCTACCTTGCTTAAGGATAGCATCCCTTTCGGAATGGACTAGACTATATCTTAAGACACTTGCGATATTTTATTTGTTGCAAGGGTCCCACTGACATTTAGTCGTTGAACTTTGTTCTAACTAATGGGTAGCTAATAGATTATTTACATATTCTATAGCCTTTCGTTTATTTTCTTCAGGTGTGTCGTTACTAAATGCTTTTCGATATGTTATCTTTTTGATGCATTTTGCGACATAATATGTTCCAGACCCTTCTGGTATTTCATATACACCTTTCGCAGGTGAATTTTTTAATTTTCTTGGACGTTCATGCGGTTTTCCTGACTTTTCTATTTCTTCCACGAATTTTTTGGCAGCCTCTTTAGCAGACTCAAATGATCCATATGTTCGTATATAGAAACCTTTGAATGCACACAAAGGATGCTTCTGGAGTATAATAGCTTCTAATGATGAATCGTATGTAAACAGCGGCGGCATATCGTGAAGCAATGGATGGCGTACATTATTAACGTTTTTCCTTTTGGCAGCTTTCATTTTCTCAATGCTTTCGGTCGCGTGCTTATATTTTGATCCACCTCCAGTAGTCAAGTTATAACCATTAGGGGAAATACAATCATAGATTTCGACATAGTATTTTTCAGTTTCGTTCAGTTGCTCATCCGGAACTTCAATTACCATATCACAAGTAAAGGATTCGATACCAATATCGGCCATCGCTTGGTATAATGCTGACGACAGCACAAACTTGTACTCATCCTTTAAAATCTTCTTACCACTTCTATGATTTATTAACATGCGTGCACATTTCGTATGTGAACTCCAACGCTTTTACACGTCCATGTTGTTTGTCCAATATAAACTAATTTATTGCGAATTATATAAATGTAACCCATTTTATTAGAGTTTAGCTGCGGATTATCCTTACTATATACGTTATTACCGTACCCACATTTCAAATGAAATATTTTTACCAAGTTTCCTTGGGGTTCTGCAACACACATTGTAGTTGTTGAGTGGTAGTATATGTTTTACGTCAGTTTGAGTAGCAATTATTGCTAATAAATTGATCAGGATGTTCCCGCAATTTGACAGTGTCGCAATTTAACAACGGGTATCAATTCGTCGTTAAATCACTAGCATGCAGTTTTGATGCATACTTTTGTATACCTTTTCAAATATACAACTCCATGTTGAGGATGCGCTGGTTAGTATCGATACCAGAGCCGGTTGCCAACACGGGGGTGTACGTCACCCAGGTGTCGACGCGCTCAACAGCGACGGCGGCAGCGGTACCGGCAGTAGCGGCGTCGCTGGACGTCTGTTGTTGAGTGGTCAAGCGCAACCACAAGTTACCGGGAGCAACGAACAGAACGTTGGCCTGGTTCTCCATCTCAATGGTGATGACTTTTAACCCAGTTTAAATTATTTAAACCAACCCAACTCGAAGCTCGTAATAAAGCTCCTATATGTACACCATTTCAGATATACGATGGGTTCAACCTTTCGGAAGGGAAGGACTATACCTTAAGCAATAGTGTTATATCACTACTACCAATTACTGTCTAGTCTCTGAACATTTTACAAATTATTCTTTTGGTACTTGAACTTCAATTACATATCGAAGCAATGCTTGTTTACAAGCCTCTTCGGATTCATAACTACCCACATAGAAACACTTATCTTTCACCAAAGGATGGCGACGTACACGATAGCAAGCTCTATTGTTGCTCATACCATATGTGCATTTTACAGGAAGTCCTACGAGTTTATCATGATGTTTTCTCATTTTCGTAACAACTTCTATCTTAGCAAATGCTTTTTTCGTGTTTTGACTGATAAGTTTTTTAGTTTCGTCAGTATGAACGGCGTTTCTGCCGCCGCTTTCTATATTATATCCATTTTCAACTGAGTCGTATTTTTTGATGTACTCTATTTCAAGCTCACCGAGTTTTATAACCAGTTGTTTAATATCATCGTCGTTAACCTCAAGAAGTGGTTCAATCTTAAAGTTTTCAACACCATACAAGGCCATCGCATTATATAGATGCGATTTTCCCGCATGCAATTCGATAAGACCTTTAAGAGCAGGATCCTTTTTCACTGCAGCGTACATTCTTCCATTGTAGGTATGGCCTTTCCAACGCTCACACAATAGCTTACATGTTGTTTCTCCAACGTATGGTTTACCGTTTACAGTACAGGTGATAAGATAGATCCAGCCCATTTTACTATGTACGGTCAGGGGTGATATATTGAATATATGTTTCATTAGTTCAATAGAATATTTTGTATCATTGCTGCGGATTGTCCA